CTATCTTGCGACGCTCGGCGCGCTGGTTGTCGTGTTCTGCCTCGCCTTGGTGGCTGGCGTGATCAGTGGCGCGGTTATCGGCAAGATCGAGGCGTTCGGCCTCGGCACCATCACCGGCGGCCTGATTGGCGTCCTGCGCATCCCTGCGGCGCAACGCAGCGCAACCGGCACGACCGAGACCGGCGACATCAATATGGCACCCGGAGACCCGAAATGATCCGCCTACTTCCCCTCGCGCTGCTGGCTCTAACCCTTCCCGGATGCTCTGCACTCGGCGCGCTTAAAGGCGAACCCGCAACCGTCGCGAACCAGACCGTGCTCGACGAGAAGCTCGCGATCGGCGTCGAGCTTGCGTACCAGGCGGCGGGTCAGGCGGTGCTGACCCTCAATCAGGTGCGCCCGTTCTCGCCGGAGATGAAGGAGCGGGTCAAGGCCGCCGACAGGACGGCCTATGAGGCCGTGGTCGCCGTCAGGGCCGCATATGCCGCTGGCAACGCCTCATCCTACTCCATGGCCGCTGCGCAGGCTCAGAGCGCCGTTGCGAAGCTTCTCGCGATCATCAGCTAAAGGAACCCGCCATGTTCGACATCATTCTCGGCGCGATCAAGCTCGCCGGCTCGGAACTCCCCGCGTTCAAGTCGCTGTTCGATGGCGTCGTCGGCACGCTGCACGAAAGCGATCAGGCCAAGCTCAAGGCCGCCTATGCCGAGCAGATGGCGAAGAGCGATGCTGTTCATCAGCGTGTGCAGGATATGTGAAGGAGAACGACAATGCGTAGCGAAGGTCGGGGCGGCGGACGCTCGGGCGACGGCGGAAGTGCATTCTAGCGTCCGGCCGAAGCTTCTCGGCATATTCTGAATGCGCGTGAACCCGACAGTAGGGCGTTGAAGGGGCTGGCCGAAAGGCTGGCCCCTTTTGCGTTCCACGCGCTATCCCGGCATCATGTGGAAGCGCGAGGATGGACGGGGCACAAAAAAGGGGCGGGAGCCGTAGCTCCCGCCCCCGCCCCCGCCCCCTCGGCGGCGCTGGTGGCCGGCTACTCGCCGTAGTAGCCGCTATAGTCGCCCTCGTCGCCGTTCCCCTCGCCCGGATCGGGCTCAAGGTCTGGATCGCCGTCCAGCTCGTCCAGACGCTCAATCAAGCGCGCGGTGAGCCTCGCCAGCACGGGGCGGGGTAGGCTCGGGATAGCCCCTAGGATCACTCCTAGGGGCTCGTCGGCGGAAGGGAGGCGTACTGTCCGGGCGCTCATGCGTCACCCATAAGCAGAACGAACCGCCGCGCCGCCGCCTTCGCTGCGAGCGATATTTGCTCAGGCTGGTCAAGCAGCTCGCGCGCCTCGTGAAAGGCCTCTGCCCAAGCATCGGACGCTGCAATACTATCGACGGCGCTAAGCATCGCTTCCAGCCGTTCGGCTGCACTCTGCTCGGCGATTGGAAACGCGCCCGCAACGACGCTCCGCGACAGTTCCTCGCGCCACCATTTCAGGCGCTCGGGCACGATGGCACAGGCCATTGAGCAAATCGAACAACCTTGGTCACACGCCGGATTGGACAGGAGCAACGCCCCCTCCTTTATAGGGAGGGGGCGCGCGGCGAGCTTGGCTTCGAACATGGCCACATTGCTCTCGCATGCGGCGCGATTGATGGGCGCTCTCATAGTTCGCCCCCTTCGATCTCAATGCGCCCGCCCTCGGGGTATTCCACGTAGAAGCGCGGCCCAAGCCAATCCCGCGCTCGCTTGCAGAGCGCGCGCTGGAACGCGGCCTTGCCCGTTACCGAGCTAAGCGCGAGATTCGCCTTCAGCGTTTCCCGCACCGCTTCGGGCAGGTTGCTAAAGATGGTGGAGGCGATGAGAAGCGCCATGTCGCCGCTTTCGACGTTCTCGGCCTCGGCGTCGGCTTCAACGTCCTTGAGGCTGACGACGTTGAAGGGGCGGCGGATGCCGTTCTCATCGAATTGAGCTAGAAGGCTCAGGTCTCCGGCGCCGTTGAATGGGCTGCGAGCCAGTCGCTTGCGGCCCTTCATCACCCCCTTCGGAAAGGGGATGATGGCGGCGGTCTGTGGGTTGGACTGCATGGTCAATCCTCCCCTTCGATGACGTTCTGCTCGCCAGCGGCGTAGCGCTCCAACGCGCGCTTGAGGGTGGCGCGCAGGGCCTCCACCGTCTTGACGGACATCGCCTGTTCGATGCTCTCGCCCCCGCTGCGGGTGCGCAGGGTGGCGATGCCGTCGCTGATCTCGACCGCGTAGCGGCCGACGTGGGGGATGAAGGGGGCGCTCATGACAACACCTCCATCTCTTCGATGAGCCAGCCGCGGACGAGCAGCCGCTCGCCGGTGTCGTTGCAGATCGCGGTAAACTCGCCGTCAAGGTCGGCGTCCGCCGCGACCGTCACGTCAAGGTCGCTGATGCCGTCCGTCATCCAATAGCGGATCGGCGGTTCGCCTTCTGCCGTTTGCGGCACTGTGGTATAGTCGCTCATAGTCGTGTCCCTCGTGTCAGGGTTGCGATCAGAGCCGGGGCGGAGGGTGCAACCTCGCCTCGGCTCGCCCGTTACGTAACGGAGCCGTTAACCATGGTCAAGCCTTGTTACGTAACGCGGAGTGGGCTAGTGCTGTCGTCGTTAGGTAACGGAGACAGGAATGGTTCTCTCAAACGCCGAGCGCCAGAAGCGGCATAGACAGCGGCTCCAAGAGATTGCGCGGGATGGCGTCACGCCGGAAATGATCGTGGAGGCGGCTCGCCTGCTGTTAGATCATATTCGCGAAGCCGAAGGGCCGCAGACCCGCATCCCTGACTGGGACGAGTGGCTTGCCGCGGCGCGGACCAAGCGCGGTCGAGGGAACTGGCTGGAGATGCTCCCGGACTTCACCGAAGCGGACAACGATGACGGCTGGATAGACGCCAACTTCGGCGCGAAGGCTGATCTAATCCGCAAGGTGTCCGCGGTCGTTCGGGCTGTGAAGTATCCACCCGTCCCATAGCGGCGAGGCGTCGCCTTGGGCACCGATTGACGGCGGTGTTCGAGCACTGAAACCCGCGCGAATCCGCCGATTTTTGGTGCATGGACCTGGGCGTCCATGCTATGGTGCGGAAATGGCATTTGCGACCCCTTACCGCGCTGATCCTGCATCCTCGGGCGCGAGCGGCGACACACTGACAGCCCAGGCGGCCGAAATGGCGCGGGCTACCGCGGCGCTTATTCGGAGGGGCGCTAACGCAGCCGTCACGCTGACCTTAGATTTAGCCGATGCCGAAATGCTGGAACTGCTCGCGAGCGCCGCGACGAGCCGGGTAGTGGGCCAGAACCCTGGTGGAACCGATGGCGGTCTCTGACGCGCTCGCCGACGCGGTAGAAAGCATCCGCCAGCAGATGCGCGCCAACCCCGAAGCTTACGCCCACCGGAAGGCGTGGATAGACCTGGTGCTGTTCGAGATGGACGAACTGCGCGCCGATCTCGATGGGCCGGCGCCTGTCGATCATCGCTTGCCGAGCCAGATAAATTGAGTGACCGTCCCAACAACCGATGAGCTGCGCGAAACCCTGGTAGCGATCCTGACGGGCGCAGCGGGCGGAAGCGTGGAGAAGTGGCGCAAGGCAGTAGGCGAAGTCACCTATCTCCCGCTCGCGGCGAACGTCCGGAGCAATTGGTCGATAGAGCCGCAGGGAAGCGCCAGGGACCGCGAAACCATCGCCAAGGCTGCCGAGGTCGTTCGGGCTGAGCATCCGTATGTGACGCGGGGCTGAGCGAGTAAGCGATATCGCATATGCCTTATTGTGAGGCTCGCTTTGTTCTCGCTTGCAATGATGTCGAACATATGCAGAATGTCGGTCGGCCCGGCGGTATCCTCTCAAGGATGCTCGGGGCACAGCCGCAAGGCTGCCGTGGCCGTTTTCATCAGTTGCCGAGCTAAGATTGACCGGGTGGCAAGATGCGCCCGCCGCTCTCCCACGCTCGCCTATGGCGCGACTCCAATCGCGACAGACTGGGATAACGGCGAGGCGGGAACTTGGAGGTCACCGCCCGGATAGGGACGGCACAATGCCCCGGGTTAACAGATGCACGAACAGACACCTTCAATCGCTCCATGGGACCGACCCGGCTTCATGGGCAGCGGAACAGTGGACGGTCATGAATGCGGCCTCGTTGGAGGCTGAACATACAGCCGAATTGCAGCGCCGCGACTCGGCGAGCTGTCAGCGCTGCTCAGCGCCCAGGCCTGTACGAGCGTGTACGCGGCCTGTACCGTTGGCGCGATTGGGCTACGTTGGTAACCACGGTTTTCCGTGGGTTTCCACGGGTCTGCGCGGGGAATGGCGAGTCAGGCCGAAACTGACCAAAACCCGGCGCTAATCGCGGCTATTTAGGCAACAATTTCAAGGCGCTCAGTTATGGTGGACAGGGCTGGATTCGAACCAGCGTACGCTCTCGCGGGCAGATTTACAGTCTGCCTGAAACCCACGGTTTTCCGCCATTTCCGGGCTCCATGTACGCTTTGTGTACGGTTGAGACTGAAAACACCCCTTCGAAGGGCTCGCCCTGCCACCGATCTGGCTGGCTGCCAAGGCTGCGCTTGCGGGGCGCATGAAGTTGCCAGCGCTGCTTTCATGCGCGTGGTCGAAACCTTCGGAAAATCGGCAACCGTTTCCGATTTTAGCCCTACCGCACTCTACGCCCTCGCTGCGCCATCAACCCCGGACGAACTAGTCGCGGTCGCGGAGGCGCCGGCCTGTGACACCATGTCACAATTTGACCCGGCGACTGGCTGTCCGGCATGATGCGGCGATGACGCCAGAACAAGAGCGGTGGGCGGAAGCGTTGGCGGTCGAGCGGCTGCACGGTGACGGTGCGCCCGCGTGGATAGCAGAGAGGATCGGGGCGCTGGCGCTCGCCGGGGATGTCGCTGGCGTAGAGAGGTTCAGGGAGATAGCTGCACGGCTCGACGAGCTGGCAGGGGCAGGGCAGCCCCGCCAGTAGCGACGCGACGCCGGGCCGGGCCGGGCGGAACGGCATACCCCGCAAGGCTTCGACGCTCGGGCAGGGGGCCAGAGTGCCAGGGCGAAGGGCTGCGCGTGTGCGTACCCGAAGAAATGCGGACCCCACCCCCCCCCTATGCACCCGCTGCGAGAGGCGCCCCCCCTTTTTGGGGAGCACCAATACCCCCGAGCAATTTTCGTTTTCGCCTTTGCCGAAGGGAGCCTTATTGAAGTTCGTCATCATTTCGTGTAGACAGGGCGCTAGATGCTGCTGGCTTCTTGCTGGTCGCTCGACTCGCTCGCGCTTCCCGATAGGGGCACTTCGCGGGGCACTTCTCGAAAATCCGGGGCACTTCGGGGGCACTCTACGCGCGCTTGGGGCAGATGATATGCCCCTTCTCGGGCGAATTGCCCTAAAATTGCCCCGCGAGAATTTTCAACGACCGCAGGAGCTTAGGCCAGCGAGTGGGGCACAAGGGCACTTTTTCTTTAAATTGGTGAGTAATAGAAAAAAGAGGAAAAAAAGAAAGGTAACTGGGAAGTGGCGACGAAAACTGCCGCCCCTCCTAAACTGCCCCTCGTTGGCTATGCGAGCAAGGCCTTCTCTGCGCCGTTCGCTAGGGCCGCGTCGGTCGCTGCGTCGGTCAACAGGTGCCCATAGCAGTCCAACGTGAGCGATATGTTCGCATGCCCGATCCAGACCTGTAGGCGCTTCAAGTCCACACCCTGGGCGATCCATGCGGATGCCGCGGCGTGCCGGAGATCATGCCATCCGTAGCGGCTTGCCCATTTCGTCGCGCCGTTGGCGTCTACGGTTCCGGTGTCGATCGCAAGCCCGGCCTTGATCTGCACGGCGAGGAACAGCGCGGCCATGGCGCGTTGATCGAGTGGCTTCCCGGCCTTGGTGCAGAACAGCAGGTTCTTGGGCGATGGCGGACAGCGCAGCTTCCACGCCCGGAGCCGAGCCACCATGTCCGATCCGAGAGGTATGGTCCGCGTTCCAGCTTCGGACTTGGGCTCGCCGATGTCGCACCAGCGGTCGGCGCGCTGGCTTACCGTGACGGTGCCGCCCCGGAAGTCGATTGAAGGCCACGCGATGCCGCGCAGCTCGCTCTGCCTGAGGCCAGAGAATGTTGCGAGGCGCGTCATTACGGGCAAGCGGGGGTCTTTCTCCCCGAGGGCGTCTGCGGCGTCGAGCAGCGCCCGGAGATGTTCGCGCGGCGGGATGACGACGCGCTTCTTGTCGCGCTTCGATCGCCGCACCGTCACGCCCTTGGCGACGTTCTGCGCTACCAGGCCGCGGCGCATGGCGTCGGCGAGGATCATGCTCAACCCGCGAACAGCCTTGGCTGCCATCGCGGGCGAGCGCGTCTTGAGCAGCGCATCCTTGAAGGTCTCAATTTTCGGCTGTGTGAGCCGGGAGAGCTTCTCTTTGCCGAGTAGCGGCTTGATGTGAAGGTCGGCCAGCTCGCGATAGGCCTTGATCGTGCCGCGCTCGAGCCCGTTATTCTCGCCGGTCGAAACCCAAAGGTCAGCGGCCTTCGCCACCGTCGTGCTGCTGCTATCGGGCGTGTGAGTGCCGGCCGCAACTTGGCCTTCTGCCTGGATGCGGAAGGCGTCGGCGTCCCGCTTCAAGGCGAACTGGCGGGTACGGGCCTTGCCGTGCTGATCGACGTATCGGACACGCCACGCCTCCCGCAGAGCCCCATCATCGGTGCGCCAAGTGCGCCGCTTAACTGTCGCCATTATGGCCTCCTTGCGCAGCGCGCAGCGCCGCGCGCGCTACCGCTGAATTGTGCTGGTCTGCTTCCCAGTCGAAGGTCAGGTAAAGCCGCTGCTCTACCTCTTGGGCGAGGGACCGGCGATTTGCCCGAGCTGCGTTTTCGACGCGCCGCCGCAAATCGGATGACGTGCGGATATTGATTGGAGTGTCCTTGACCGCCTGGCCCTGTCGGGGTCGGCCTCGTGCCCTATTTCCCATCGCTTTGCTCCGAAAGACGACCCTCAACCGATCCTGCAATGTCGCCGTGGCCCGCCTCCCCGTTGTCGTCCCACACCTCCTCGAAGCTGGAATAACCCAACATCGCCTGCGCCAACTCCGACCCCTGTATATCGACCGGATCCTGCCCATCCTCGGTGGGGGCGTGAGAATGCTCCTCCGCTGCGGAATGGGCATTCGCCAACTGCCGTTCGGCGGAAACGACCCGGGCGACCGCCCGCAACGACCTAAAATCTTCGGACAGCACCAGAGGGTCGATCTTCGCCTCGACCATTGCGGACCAAAGCCGCAGTAGCAGGGAGTCTGTCTCGATAACGATGCTGCCAGCGATCTGGTTCAAGAGAGTATTCCGCATTCTCAGATAGCGGACGCGCTCTTCTTCGGCGAGATTTTCGCCTTCTCCCATGAACGATACCACGCCTAGATGCTTGTCTATGAAAAGAGAGGCGTAGACGTGGGCGTGATCAACGCCGGGCTCGGAAAAGCCGGTAAGGGCATCAACCTGCAACGCGCAGTAGTGCAGGTGATCCGCACCGCCGGCCATACAGACGGTCGTCTCGATTAGGCCCGATACCAGAACCGGCCAAGCGGCTTGTACCGCCTCAATGCCCCGTTCGGGGGAGAGACCAATCCGCTGTAGCTCTATCATATAGGCGAGCTGGAAAAGTTGGGTCGCCCCATATTCAGCTCTAGTCCCCTTGCCGACGTTCACGCCTTCCGGAAAGCCAAGCTTCTGCCACTGCTTCAGCCGGGAGTAGAACGCCTTCCGCTTCTCAGGGTGTATTTTTTCCATCGCCGCGAGGGTTGCCTCCACCTGGCCGAAAGTCAGTTTCGTCACCGTTACGTCTCCCCGACGAAATGCATTTTCTGATGCGGAAAAGATCAATGGCGACATTGCCCTTTGCAGTCAAGGGGCTCCGTAGGTATAGGTTGCCATAGGTCTACCTGGGTGGGCCTCTAGCAATCTAGGAGATGAAAGTGCTGCTCGCCGACGACCTCCTTCAGGGGATGAAACAGGGAGCCGAGTATGTCGGGCTGCCTGAGAAGGCGTTCGCCCACCTAGTGACCAAGGGGGCGATTCCCTCAATCCGCATGGGCACTCGCGCCGTGTATTTTCGCAAATCCGAGCTGGATGCCGCGTTTACCGCGAAACGTGCCAACGCCGCGTGATCGCTGACCTTACCTTTGCGTCCCCCCGCCCGGGACCGTTTGGCGGCGATATGCCGCGCCCAAGTGAAAGGCCGCTCGCGCAATGGCCGGGATAATCCGCTTTCCCGGCGGGCCTACGCCGGAAATCGTCGCCGCGGCGATGCCGGACATCATGAAGCTGACGACGGTCGGCGTTGGTATTGCGCCGCCGACCTACGACCTTGAACGCACAGAGCCCAACTTGATCGCGGCCCTGGAATCGCTGGTCAGGATCGGGGTTGCCGACGCCACCGGCGAGCCGAGGGCGCGGCGCTACTCGCTGACCCCGTTCGGGTGGCAGGTCTATTCGATTGTATCCCGGCAATCGCCTTCTGACGGCAGCTTGCCCGCCAACGATCTGGACGACGATATCGCCGATATCGGCCCCGGGCCGGAGGCTGCATAATGGCACGCGGGCACTCATCAGCACGCCCGAACAAGGGGACTGCGGCCCTACCGGCGCCGATGGTCCCGCCGGACTGCGACTTGCGCGATTTCCCGTTCATGCCGCTTCATGTGGCGCGGTTCCGCGACTCCGATCTTGTCGCTGAGCGATCGCTCGAAGAGGTCGGCGCTGCAACGCTCCTTTGGTCGGCGGCGTGGCATCAGGTACCTGCGGCGAGTCTCCCCGACAGCGATGCGGTGCTGGCGCGCATAGTCGGGCGGGATGTCGCCAAGTTCAGGCGGATCAAGGCTGGCGCGCTCCACGGTTACGTCCTTTGCAGCGATGGTCGCCTTTATCACCCGCTCAGCGCGAGGGAGGCGAAAACCGCTTGGCAGAGCAAGCTTGAGCAGCGCTGGAAAACCGAATGCGCGCGGATCAAGAAGCTGAACCAGCGCCATAATACGGCATTCCCGTTCCCCACATTCGAGCACTTCCTGAGCGCGGATTACGTGAAGCCTACAGTCCATGTCCCTGGGGACAGCATCGGGACGCATGCGGGACACGACCGGGACGGGGTGATCCAAGAGACAGAGACAGGGACACCAGTAGTAGAAGAATCCCGCCAGATAGACCCCTCTAAGATTATTCCTCTACGCGCGGAGGCGAGCGCGTGACCCGCGAGCCCCGCCGTCATCAGACCGCAGCTCTCGAAATGCTGCGTGATGCGTTCCGCCGACGCAAGCGCCGCCTCATGCTGAACATTGCCACTGGCGGGGGAAAAACCTTCGTCGCTGCAATGATCATCGCCGAGGCGCGCAAGCGCGATAAGCGGGTGCTGTTCATCGTCGATGCGGTGGTTCTGGTCGATCAGACCGTCGAAGCCTTCTACGGCGAAGGCCTCTACGACATCGGCGTCATTCAGGCAGACCATCCGATGACGGACTGGTCTAAGCCGATCCTCGTAGCTTCGGTTCAGACCCTCCGCAGGCGAGGCATGCCGAAGAACGTCGATATCGTTATCGTAGACGAAGCGCACTGCCAGGACGAGTGGCTCAAGGGGATCATGATAAGCGGCGAGTGGGCGGACGTGCCGTTCATCGGGCTTAGCGCGACGCCTTGGAGCAAGGGCCTCGGGCACCTCTACGAAGAGCTTATAATCCCGATTTCGATGCAGGAGCTGATTGACCAAGACCTGCTCTGCAAATTTCGCGTATTCGCCGCCGCTCACCCTGACCTCGGGTCGGTCAAAACCTTGGCCGGCGACTACCATGAAGGCCAACTCGCGGAAGTCATGTCCGACGGCGAACTTGTCGCGGACATCGTAACCACTTGGAAGCGCCTCGGCGAGAATCGCCCAACCATCGCTTTCTGCGTCGATCGCGCGCACGCCGCGAAGGTCCAGGCCCGCTTCAAGGCGGCTGGCATCGGTTGCGGATATATCGACAGCTACACCGAACGCTCGGAACGGCTCGAAATCCGAAGGCAGCTCGACCGCGGCGAAATCAAAGTGGTCACCAGCGTCGGGTGCCTGACCAAAGGGGTGGACTGGTCCATCGGCTGCATCATCCTAGCGCGGCCGACAAAGTCGGAAATGCTTTATGTCCAGATGGTCGGGCGAGGGCTGCGGGTCAACGAGGGCATACCGGACTGCGTGATCCTCGACCATGCCGACAACACCCTGCGCCTCGGGTTCGTAACCGATATCCACCATGCGGAGCTGTGCAAGGCGGTGAAGGGCGAGCGCAAGCCGCAGCCTGAAAGGGAAGCACCGCTCCCGAAAGAATGTCCGTCCTGCTCGTTTCTCAAGCCGCCCAAGACACACGAATGCCCCTCTTGCGGCTTCAAGCCCGAGAAGCGCTCGGAGATCGAGGAAAAGGATGGCGAGCTAGTCCAGCTTACCCGCGCCAAGGTGAAGGCCGACCACGCGACAAAGCAGGACTGGTACTCGCAACTGCGCGTGATCGCGCAGGAACGGCGCTACTCGCGCGGCTGGGTCGCCAACACCTACAAGAAAAAGTTCGGCGTTTGGCCGCGCAATCTCAATGAAAACGCCACCAAGGACCCGACCCAAGAAGTCCGCAATTTCGTCAAATACACTGCGATCCAGTTCGCGAAGCGGCGGGAGGCGGCATGAGCGCCATGCCAGAAATCGCCGATCAGGCCCGCAACCACTGGCGGTCTCTCTTGCCCATGTTCGGGATCGACCCGAAGTTTCTTACGGGCAAGCACGGCCCATGTCCGATTTGCGACGGGAAGGATAGATTCCGGTTCGACGACAAGGAGGGAAGGGGTACCTTCTTTTGCAGTCAGTGCGGCCCCGGCGACGGGGTAAAGCTGCTGATGCGGAAAACCGGGCAATCGTTCGCCCAGGTCGCGCAGGGCATTCGAGAGAAGCTCGGGGAGGCCCGCGAGACCCCGTCCTCGCGAGCTGCGGATCCTGTAGCGCAACGGCGGCGGGCCGGTGAGGCCTGGAACGCCGCCACGCCGATATTCGACGATGACGCGGCTCGCTACCTCGCTGGCAGGAACTTCGCCGGCCCCTATCCGACAGCGCTGCGGTTCTGCCCGTCGGCGCGAACCGGGGAGCCCACCCCGCCATTTCTGCCGGCGATGCTGGCGCTCGTAACCGGACCCGATGGGCAGTCGGTCAACCTCCACCGGACCTTCCTTGAGAATGGGTCAAAGGCCAGTTCGGTGCCGCCGCGCAAGATGATGGCCGGGACCGTCCCGGAAGGATCGGCGATCCGCCTGGGCGCTCACACCGGCATTCTCGGTGTCGCGGAAGGGATCGAAACGGCGCTCCGCGTTACGCAACGCCTGCACATACCGTGCTGGTCGCTGATCGATGCCGAGAAGATGAAGCGGTGGCTGCCGGGCAACGATGTGCGCGAGCTGCACATATTTGGCGACAACGATCGCAACGGCGTCGGACAAGCTGCCGCCTGGACGCTGTACCAGCGCATCTACGCCATGCGGGACGGGCCGCAGGTTTTCTTCCCTCATATCCCCGCGGCGGTCGGAAAGGACTGGGCCGACTTCGGGGACGATCCCGATCTCTGGACCATGTTGGAGCTATCCGAATGAGCGACCTATTTGACCGCTTCCTCGACACCCGCGAGATGGCGAAAGCCGGGATGCAGGCTGCCACCGATCACGCCGACGCGGAGGCGCCGGGCTGGAGCCGGCAAGCTTACGAGATGTTCGAACAGTTCGCGGCCGAAAATCTCGAGTTCATGACCGAGGATGTGCGCGTGTGGGCGCACAAGGAAGGTTTTCCGCTGCCGCCTGACGGGCGCGCTTGGGGCTCCATCGCGCAGCGCGCGGTCCGCGAGCGATTGGTTGTTCGGGCTGGCTATCGCACGACGCGGGTTCCGCCCGCTCACGCAACGCCCCGCCCCGTTTGGCACAGCCAGATATTCGCGGCGGCAGAGTGAAACGGAGCGCCGATTCGAGCGCCGGTTGACGGGTGGCATCGAGGCAAGGTCGGCCGGTTTGGGTTCTGAGAGCGAGGTTCTTTTGGCGATGGGTGGGTACGGTGCGGATGAGTTGCGGGGTTCGGCGCGGGTGAAGCGCTGGTGCATCTTGCAGACAAGCGGCGTGAAGACGGTCGCTCTCGCGAAGGCGCTCGCCGATGCTGGTTTTGAGGTGTGGACCCCTATCCGGATCATAAGGCGACCAGTGCCCGGACAGCGCCGGCAACTGGTGCTGGGGCTACGTCGGCGAATGAAGGAAGTCGGCGTTCCGATCCTGAGCGGGTACGTCTTCGCTCGGGCTGAACATCTCGACGACCTGGCTCGCCTCGCCTCCTTGCCGACAAGCTTCAACCATCCGCCCTTCGCCATCTTTCAGTCCAGTGGGCTCGCCGCGTTGGTCAGCGATGCCAATGTGTCGGGGCTGCGAGCTGCCGAAGCCGCCGCGGATGAAGCAATACAGGCAGAGCGTGACGCGGAGACACGCGAGGAAGCACGACAGTTACGGGGCGAGCGGCTGCGCACAGAGCGGGCAAGACGCAAAGCGCTACGCAGTGTCCGCAAGTCGTTCGCGATCGGCGAGGAAGTGCGGATTGCGGGTGTTCCGGCGTTTGACGGGGTCGTCGGTACGATCGTCGTCGGCGACGGGACCATTGCGGAGATCGCGTTCGGGGCCTCGCTGACCATGAAAGTTGAGGCTTGGCGAGTGATTCCAGTTGAGATAAGAGGGGGCATGCCGAACCACGGCATCGCTGCATGAGCAGCCATCGGGAAAGACGATCTGGGGCTACGGCCCTTGCGCATCCCAAGGCCGACCGGTCGTCCGTCGGCAGTGCTACGCAATTCCAAAGGTTCGCCGCCGCTTCCTGCGAAACAGCGCGCGCCATTCCCCCGGAGAACCGCAATGGGCAAACTGACCCACAACACCGGCACGCTTGCGCTCGGCCAAGGGGAAACCTGCGAGCCTCAGGCTGATGCGGCGGGCAACCTCAAGGTCGTCAACGGCGCAACCGAGGCCCATCTTGGCCAGGTCGGCGGAACGACGCCGCGCGTCACGGCGACGATGGTCCGGGCGGGCGATGCGACACAATATTCGATCGGCGATCTGATCGGTAATACCACCACCGCTGCGAGCGTGGTCCCGATCACCTTTGCCAATGCCGCGCGTATCACCAACGGGTCCGGCCGCATCAGCGGCGTGCGGTGTACGATCACCGCAGCATCGGGCACGATCGTCCTGCCCAAGTTCGACTTGCTGATCTTCCGCCCGGCCACCAATATTCCCTTCGCAGCGGGCAGCTATCCGGCTGACAATGCCGCGCTCAATATCTCGGCTGCGGCCATGAAGGAACTCGTCGCGATCTTTTCGTTCAGCGACACGGCTTGGCGGAATCAGGCGGGCGGCTCGACTGCGGCGGGCGATCATATCTATCAGGCCGCAACGATCGCCTCGGGGCGGCCCTATGCGCCGTTCAATCTCGGCTCCCTCAATTCTGCGGACCTGCTTGGCCTCCTCCAGGCGCAGAACACATGGAACCCCGGCAACGTCGCCAACACCTTCGACATCGTGCTCGACACGGACAACGACTGATGCCCGCCCGGTTCGGCGCTCGGAGAATGGGGCTCAGCCTGTATTGCCCCGAGGCATCTTCCCTCTTCACTCGCATGTCCGTCGAGCCCGACGCACCGCGAAAAGCGCTGATCAACACCCTGATCGTCGCCCTCAAGACCGCCGGCATCTGGACCAAGCTCGACGTCCTCTATCTGACCGCCGCGCACGATGCGCAGGCGGCGCGTCTCAACTGGGTGTCGTCCAGCTACAGCCTCGTTGCCTACAGCTCGCCCACCTTCCTGGTCGATCGCCACTATGTGGGCGATGGCGCGGCGAGCTATCTCGATACGGAGTACCAGCCCGGCGTGAGTGCGGGGTCCAAGGCGCTACAGGACGACAATCATTTCGGGGTCTGGATACGCAACAACGTCAATGGCACCGGGATCGACTGCGGCTCCACCAACCATACGATCAACTCGAACAACTCCGGTAACGTCAGCGCCAGGAACATGGCGGCTACTTCCGACACGGTCGCAACGAACGGCACCTCCGTCGGCCATACGGTGCATTCGCGTTCCGCCGCTGCGACCTATAGCCGCTACAAGGACGGCTCCAGCCTCGGCGATGCGACCCGTACCTCGGCCGCCCCCGGTGCGCTGAGCGCCTTCCTGTGCTGCCGCAACAGCGGCTCGGCGTCGGCATTCAGCACGCGCCAGATAGCCGCGATGCACCTGGGCAGTGGGCTGACCGCGAGCGAAGTTTCTTCGCTCCGAACCGCCCTCAACACCTACCTCACAGCTTTGGGAGCCGCCTGATATGACGACGCAGCATTATTTCGTTCTCACCTCGGCGCAGCGCACGACGGCGACGGGCCTGGACAATACCGAGGCCGGCGTCGGCATCGCGCCGCGTGCGATCGACAGCGCGACTCCCGGCAACGGGCTCAACCTCAACGACCAGGCCGTCGGCTTCGCGGTCGGCGATCCGATCACGCTCCTCGGCAAATACATCGCGCCATACCGCATGGTGAACGATCCGGATTGCCTCACCTATGCACCCGATCTGGTGACGTTTCTCCTGACGCTGCCTTCGGCAGTGCTGGAGAATGAGACGATCTTCCTGCCGGATACGGACCTGTAGGCGCGCCATGTCGAAGCCTGAAAAATCGCTGCCCGCCAGCCAGCGGGACGATCTCAAGTGGCAGAAGGGGCAGAGCGGGAACCCGGGGGGGCGGCCCAAGGGCTCCCGAACCAAGCTCAGCGAGACCTTCATGCGCGACTTGCTCGCGGATTGGGAGCAGCACGGCCCCGAAGCGCTCGCGAAAGCGCGTGAGAACAAGCCCGACGTCTATGTCCGCGTCGTCGCTTCGCTGATGCCTCGCGAAATCGACGTTCGGAGCACCGCCCATGACGACCTCTCCGACGAAGAAATCGATGCCCGCCTCGCTGCCTACTTCTCCGCCAATCTCGCGAGAAGAAGCGCTCGCGCTGATAGCGGAGAAAGAGCGCCGGGCGTCGCGAGCAGCGAGCCAGTCATCCGTCATTGAGTTTGCGCGCCGGGTTGAAATTCCCGCGGTGCCGACCGCCGCCGACGGCGAGGACGGTGAGCTGGAAGCCGAGCGCGTCATCCTCGCCAAGCATCATCTGGTGCTGCTGGCAGCGCTACAGGACGTAGCCGACGGGACGGCGCCGAACCTGATGGTGTTCATGCCGCCGGGCTCGGCGAAATCGACCTATGTCGATGTCGTGTTCGTCCCCTGGTTCATGGCCCGGAAGGAAAAGCAGAGCGTGATCCTCGCCTGCTACGGGTCCGATCTGGCGAGGAAGCAGGGCCGCCGCGCCCGCGCTCTTGTCAAGTCCCAGAGCTTTCAGGACCTCTTCGACGCCCGGCTTTCCGCGGAAAGCAGCGCAATGGATGAGTGGGGCCTGAGCAACGGCTCGGAATATATGTCGGGCGGCATCCTCTCGGGAATGACCGGCAATCGAGCCGATCTCCTGGTTGTTGACGATCCGGTCAAGGGTCGCGCCGATGCCGATAGCGAGGCGATTCGCAAGACCACGCGGAGCGAATATGACGAATCCCTTTGCACTCGCCTGAAACCTGGCGGGCGGCAAATCATCATTCAGACGCGCTGGCACGGCGACGACCTTTCGGGCTCGATCCTGCCGGAAAACTGGGACGGCGAGAGCGGGATGATCCTGGGCCGCGATGGACGCATGTGGCGCGTGCTGTGCATCCCAGCCGAAGCGGCCAGCGCCGATGATCCCCTGGGGCGCAAACCCGGCGAGATGCTTTGGCCCGAGTGGTTTACGCCAGAGTACTGGACGCCGCTCCGCAAAAACCGGCGCGCATGGTCGGCGCTCTATCAACAGAAGCCGTCCCCGGAAGAGGGCACCTATTTCCAGCGGGCAAATTTTCGGGAATGGAAAGCCCCGCTTCCGACGCTGCGCTTCTACGGGACCAGCGACTATGCCGTGACGGAGGGCGGGGGAGACTTCACCGTCCATCGCGTTTGGGGTGTGTCGGCGAACGGCGACATCTATCGGGTCGATGGCTGGTCCGGACAAACCGCTTCCGACGTGTGGATCGAGCGCAAGATCGACCTCATAGCGAAATGGAAGCCGCTCGCCTGGTTCGGCGAAAGCGGTGTCATCAAGAAGGCGATCGAGCCCGCGCTGCTGCGCCGGATGCGCGAGCGCAAGACCTATTGCCGGCTCGAATGGCTGCCGAGCATCAGCGACAAGCCCAGTCGGGCTCGGGGGTTTCAGTCGCGGGCGAGCATGGGCGCTGTCTATTTCGAGCCAAATGCCGATCTGCGAGAATTTCTCATGTTCCCTGCGGGAAAGCATGACGACGAAGTCGATGCCGCGAGCCTGATCGGTCGCGCCCTGGAGCAAGCCCATCCGGCGATTTCCAAGGCGCCGCCGGCGAACAGCAACAACCCGACCGACAGTTACTTTGGACGAAGGGAGGGGACCGACACATGGCAGACACTGTGACGGGAACCCCGGTCGATTATTACCGCAGGCTGTTCATTGAATCGCGGGACCTCTGCAAGGAGGCTCGCGACGAGTCCAAGATCGACGAGCAATTCTATCACGGCGAGCAGCTCACGCCCGCGCAGCGCCGCGCGCTTCAACGCCGTGGGCAGCCCGACACGACGTTCAACCGGGTGAGGCGCGGGGTCAATGGGACGCTCGGCGTGCTGTTGCAGGGAGCGACGATGCCGCGGGCCTTTGCGCGCAACCCGAGCGACGAGGATGCGGCGGACGTGGCTTCGAAGACGCTTCGCTTCATCTGCGACCGGCTGTCCTTCAAGCGTCTCCGCATCCTCGCGGCGCGCCAGTACCTTGTCGCCGGAACCATGTCGGTCCTGATCGGATCGGATGACGATGGCCAGGTGACCGCCGAGCACATCCGCTGGGACGAATTTTTCTACGACCCGCGCTCGCGCCGTGAGGACTTTCTGGATGCTCGATACATGGGCATCGCGAAATGGGTCTATGCCGACACGGTCAAGCGGGTGTTCCCGGAACAAGTTGCTGACGTGGATTCGCTGCTCGCGGGAAACTTCGGCCTGGACAGCACTTTCGAGGACAAGCCCCGCGACGCGGCGATGAACTGGGTGGACAAGAAGAACGCCCGCGTCCTGCTCGTCGAGATATACCATAATGACGGCACCGGCTGGCAGCGGTGCGTCTTTACCGGCGCAGGGATCCTTGAAAGCGGCGCGAGCCCCTATCTCGACGCCAAGGGGCGGCCGTCCTGCGCGATCATTGCACAGGCGTGCTATATCGACGGCGATAATGACCGCTACGGCATCGTACGCGACATGCGCGCGCCTCAGCAGGAAATAAACCGCCGTCGCCAGAAGCTACTTCACCACGCGAGCAGCCGCCAAGTGCAGGCGATCCCAGGGCAAGATACCGCAGCGCTGATGAACTACGATGCCGATCTGGTTCGCTCGGAGGCTGCGCGTCCGGACGGCGTGCTTCCTCCTGGCTGGCAGCCGGTCGCGCTCAACGATATCGCATCCGGGCAAGCCGCGCTGCTCGCGCACGCCGAAAGCGAGATTGAGCTACAGGCGCCGAACCCGGCGCTGCTTGGCCGCCAGGGCGAGGGCAGCTCGGGCCGCGCGCTCATTACGCGCCAACAGGCTGGACTGACCGAACAGGCTCTCACTTTCGACGGCGTCGAGGATTGGGAGCTTCGGGTCTATCACGCCATGTGGGACCGCGCTCGGCAGTTCTGGAAGGCGGCAGCCTTTATCCGCGTCACCGACGATGAGAAGGCGCCCGAATACATCGGCATCAATCAGCCGATCCAAGGCCCGCCTGCTATGGGTATCGATCCAAGAACCGGGCTCGCCGCGATCGTGCCGACCGTCCTGGGCTATCGCAACGCGCTCGCCGAAATGGACGTGGATATCCAGCTCGAAACGACCGACGATTCACCGACCTTCTCGCACGAACAATTCCTCGGGCTGCTGGAACTGGCAAAGTCGGGCGTGCCGATTTCGCCGATGATCCTGCTTGAGGCATCCTCGCTGCCGAACAAGCGGAAAATCATAGAGCAGATGCAGGCCGAACAGTCGCAGCCCAACCCTGCGGCTGAATCCGCTGCCGAAGCGGCTGCCGCGAAGACCGACGAGACAAAGGCTCGAACCGCGCTGTTCGCAGCGAAGGCTCAGACCGAAGCAATGCAACCCGAAATTGAGGCCTTCAAATTGGGGGTCCATCCGGGTCAGCAGCAGCCCGCCGCCGGGGCTTACTAAACGGGCGCATCGCTGCGCTGGCGTACAGCGCGACCGTCGCCGGGGATCGGGCGCTTTCGTAGGGTCCACGTAACGGGCCGGAGAGCATCATGGACAAGCTGAGTTTTCTCGACGGCGTGCAAGCGCCGGATCAAGTTGCGGCCTCTGCGGACGCGCCGGTAAACGAAACCCAAGTCTCGAGCCCGCCCGATGCGGAGGTTGCAGAGGCGGCGGTGGAGTCGCCGGTGGCCGATGTCGGGGCGCAGGCGGATCAGCCCGGCGCTCAGGCGCATGTGCCGATTATCGCCCTGCTCGACGAACGCGAGAGGCGGCAAGCCGCCGAACGCGAGCTTGAGGCGCTACGGGCGCAAGCCGCCCCGCCGCCTCAGCCTGAAATCCCGGACCCATATTCGGAGCCGGAGGCATTCGCCGCGTTTCAGGCAGAGCGTACGCAATACCTCGTTCTGAATGCCAAGCTGGACGTTCAGGAAGAGGCGCAGCGAGAGCGGCACGGCGATGAAGTGGTGGACGCCGCGAAAAAGTGGGTCGAAGCCCGCACCGCGGCCAACCCGTCGTTCTTCCCCGAACTGATGAGCCAGCGAAACCCATGGGCCTACGCCGTGGAGCAGTACAAGCGCGACAGTGCCGTATCGTCGATCGACACCAGCGAGCTTGAAGCGTTCCGCGCCTGGAAGCAGGCGCAAACGGACATCGCGCAACCGCAGGCAACTACGCCTGCACCCTCCCCGACGCTCGCCAAGCCGCCCAAGTCCATCGCAAGCCTGCCCGCCGCTGGCGGGGTGGCTCATGTCGCGACGGGGCCTGGGGTCGCGTTTGACAGCTTCTTTTCAGGATAAACGTCATGACCGAGACTGTTCTCGCCACCGCTTCGGAGAAGCAGGTGTGGATCGCCCAATATTTCGCCGAATATGTCCGCGAATCCGGCTTTGCCGGCTTCATGGGCACCAAGCCCACCTCCATCATCGTCGCCAAGCACGAGCTTCAGGAAGAGGCCGGCAAGACGATCAACATTCCGCTCATCACCCGCCTGACCGGCGACGGGGTGACGGGTTCGACTATTCTCGACGGCAACGAGGAAGACCTTGGCAACTTCAACTGCGGCATCTCGGTCGACTGGCGCCGCCACGGCGTTCGCGTGCCGAAGTCGGCGCAGTACAAGACCGAGATCAAGCTGCTCGACGCCGCGAAGGACATGCTTCGCAACTGGGAATCCGAGAAGTTCCGCGACGACATCATCAAGGCGATGCTGTCGCTGACTGGTGCGGCCGACGCGGCGAACGTGCTGCTCTCGGCCTCGGACGCCACGGCTCGCAACCTGTTCAACGCGAACAACTCGGACCGCCAGCTCTGGGGCAAGCTCAAGTCGAACTATTCGGCGACTTGGGCGACGGCGATCGGCAACATTGACACTACCGACGACCGCTGCACTGCGGCCTCGATGTCGCTCGCCAAGCGCATCGCGAAGAATTCCGACCCGCGGATTCGGCCTTACAAGTCGAGCATCGGCAAGGAGTTCTACGTCGCCTTCCACGGGGGGCGGACATTCCGCGACCTCAAGGCGGATTCGACGATCGTCGCGGCGAACAAGGACGCCCGCGCCCGCGAGGGTGACGGCATGGACAAGAACCCGCTCTTCCAGGACGGGGACATCCTCTATGACGGCATCCTGCACCGCGAGGTGCCGGAAATCGACAACATCGCTTCGACCGGCACCTACAACCTCGATGGCAAGGGCAGCGGCTCCTGCGACGTGCGCCCGGTGTTCCTCTGCGGACAGCAGGCGGTCGGCGTCGCGTGGGGCCAGGAGCCGACTCCGCAGACCGACATGGACAAGGACTACAAGTTCCGGCCCGGCGTCGCGATCGAGGAACTGCTCGGCGTCAAGAAGCTGGCGTTCAACGCCAAGCAGCACGGCATGGTTTCGTGCTTCTTCGCCGCGGCGGCCGACTCCTGATCAACCTGACGGGGCGGGCTCCGGCTCGCCCCGTTCCATTTCCGGAGAATTGCCATGAAGGCAACATTCATCGGCGACCCCGGCGAGGGGCCGTCCTGCACCGTGTTCGGCATGACGTTCGAGCGGAGCGTCGAAGTTCCGGTTCCGCCCGATGTCGTGGCGTTGTTCGGGGCGAAGATCGCTGCCAATCCCGCGTTCAAGGTCGTGCTCGCGTCGGCTGAAAAACCCGCGCCGGCAGCCCCGGATGCCGAGCTCGTGCTGCTGGCGGTGCGTTCGCTCGATCCGGAGGACGACAAGCAGTGGACCGGGACCGGGTTGCCTGCCGTCGAAGCGGTCAAGGCTGTCCTCGGCAGCGAAGTCACTCGAAAGCAAATTGAGGACGCTGCGCCCGACTTCACGCGCGAGACTGCCCGCCAGCCCGTCTGAACCATCCCCTCAACGATAGCGCGGCAATGCCGCGCCCTGCGGAGTAACCATCATGACTGCATCCACCACCACCGAGGATCGCGCCTCGCTCACTCGCCCCATGCCCGGTCCCGCCGGATTCTCCGGCGTCGTCCGCGCCGCCTGGGGCACTCACACGTTCGTCGCCTCGGATGACGAGGTCGGCGACAAGTTCAAGCTCTGCGTCGTCCCTGCCGGCGCGACCGTCATCGGCGGCTATGTCCAGGGCAAGGACCTCGACACCGGCACCGAAACGCTGGACATCGATGTCGGCTGGGCCGCGAACGGCGTCGATGTCGAGGACACCGACGGGTTCGGCAATCTCGGCCTCTGGTCGGGCGACGCCGCTACCGATGTGCGGCCGGAAGTCGGCATTTTCTACAACTTCGGCAACGTGCTGTTCGCCACCGGTCCGAAGACCTTCACGGTGGACACGCAAATTCAGCTCACCGTCAATGCCGCGGCGAACACGCTGACATCGGGCCAGGTCACCGTCGTGGTCTGGTACGTCTTCGACTGACGAGCCTGCGGGCGGGGCGCAGGCCTCGCCCGCACCCTCTCGCGGGAGTAAGCCATGACGACTTGCCGCGACGTAATTCTCTACGCGCTCAAGCAGGCGAAAATCCTCGCGCCCGGGTCAGAGCCCGAAGCGGAGGAAGTCACTGACGGCCTGGTCGCGTTTCAATCGCTGCTCGACGGATGGGTCGCGAGTGGCATGTTCGGACGCTTGAACGATCGCTACAAGTCGGCGGACTATACCGCGCAGCCGGGCGAGCGCGTGACCGCGCCTGCTGGCGTGACAATCACCATTCCTGATACGGTGACCGACTGCGAGGAAGGCGGGTCGCGCGCGCCTCGCGATCTTGCGCTTATCGAAACCATCGTAGACGGCACCCGTACCCTCAAGATTTGGGACCGCACCGGCTGGGTCTCGCTGCTGGGGCTGGCGACCAACGATCTCGCGCCGCTTGCGAGCCGGGGCGCATGGGGTCTTGCCGCGGTGCTCGCCACATCGGGCGCCTTCGCGGCGATGTTCGGCGGCGAGCCAAGCGCAGATGTCCGCCAGGCTGCTCGGGCGTTCAGTCTCGCGCTCTCCTACAAGATCGGCTCCACGCAGGACCCGACGCCGATAGAGTATTGCTGATGTCCGACCTGGCATTCGGCACCTCGGCTTATTCTCGCACTCGCGGTAGCCTGCCTGAGCTGCCGCTGATCAACCTTTTCGTCGAGGCCTCGCCGGTTTCGGAAAAGGGTGTCGTGCTGCAAGGTCGACCCGGCCTGGTGGCTCATGGCGATCCCATTGGAGAGGGCCCGATCCGCGCCCTGTACCACGCGGATGGGGTCGTTGGCGGTCAAACCGTCACGATCTCGGGCGATGAGGTGTATATTGGCGAAACCCTGCTCGACACGATCGAGGGGAGCGGGCCGGTTTCGTTTGCCGCCTCCGAGGACGAGCTGCTGATCAACGCGGGCGGCCCGATCTACCGGACCGACGGTCTGGCGCTGACTACCGTGACGTTCCCGGACGATGCGGACGTGTCGCGCCTGGTCGATCTGGCCGGGTATTTCATCGCCATCCGAAAGGACACGCAGCAGCTCTATTTCTCCGCGGTGCTCGACGGCACGTCGTGGGATGCGCTCGACTATACCAGCGCGGAAAACGAGCCGGACCCGTTGCGGGATGCGCTGGTCGCGAACGACACGTTGATCCTGTTCGGATCGCAGACCGTGGAATTTCACACGAAGACCGGCAATCCCGATGCGCCGTTCGCGCCGATCGAGGGCCGCGTATTTCCCAAGGGGGTAGTCGGCACGGGCTGCGCGGTGAAGTTCGACAACGGCGCCGCCTGGATCGGAAGCGTTGGCCCGGTGATCCCCGGCATCCCGCCAAGCCTTCGGGTCTATACGATCGGCAATATCGCGGAGGGCATATCAGAGCCGGGCATCGAGGAGCGACTTACCGCGTCGTCGACCTGGGCGCTGTGGGCCTTCACTTTCGAAGGGCACGAATTCCTTTGTGTCAGGCTCGACAGCGGCACATGGCTCTACGACGCGCAAACCAAGCAATGGTGCGAGTTCGCCAGCTACGGTCGCGGAAACTGGCGGGTCCGCTGCGCGGTCGGTGGCCTTTTCGGCGATGACGAGACCGGGCAACTCTGGACGCTCGGGCCGGGGTATGTGGACGACGGCGGCCCCTTGGAAGCGCGCTTTCGGGCCGGGGTTCCCATGACGGGCGGCGCAGTGATCGCCGACAACATCCGGGTATCCGCGAATGTCGGGGAGACCCCCGATCTCACGGGCTACACTGCGGAACCGACGGTCGAAATGAGAACCTCGCGCGATGCGGGGCGCACCTGGGCCGGATGGCGCAGCGTGGGGCTCGGCGCTCAGGGCAAGTACCGCACCCGCGTCGAATGGCGGCGCTGCGGAATGTTCGACGATCCGGGGTTGCTGGCAGAGTTTCGGATCACCGATCCGGTTCCACGGCGCTTCTCCGCGGTGAGCGTCAACGAAAAGAGCGGCGGGAGGCCTCGGTAGATGGCGTCATTCGTGAAGTTCAACAGCTTTGTTGAGGCGCTCGCCGAGGCAAAGCACAACCTCGGGGCCGACACGCTCAAGCTGATGCTGAGCAATTCGGCGCCGAGCGCGTCGAACACGGTCAAGAGCGACATTACCGAAATCACGCCCGGCAACGGCTATGTCGCGGGGGGCACAACCGTCACGATCACCAGCTCGGCACAGAGCGGCGGCACGTACAAGCTGGTCGGCAACGACGTGACGATTACGGCGGCGGGCGGCTCGGTCGGACCCTTCCGCTATGCCGTCCTCTACAACGACACCGCGAGCGGCAAGGAATTGATCGGCTACTGGGATCTCGGCTCGAGCATCACGCTCGCCGATACCGAGGCCTTCCCGGTCGATTTCAGTGCGACCAACGGCATCTTGCAGCTTGCCTAAATGCCGACGCTGACCGCCGATCCCGGCACCTTCACGCTCTCAGGTAAGCCGATCGGGCCGCGCTTGGTCGCGACTACAGGGCGCCTGGCGCTGGCTGGTCAAATCGCCAACCTCGGACGGTCGTTCGAAGTCGCGATGCCGCTGACGCTCCTGCTCACCCGGCTGCGCATCACCGATGTCATCGCTCGCCCCGACGGCACGCCGACGCCTCAGTTTCATCTCAAGATGCAGAAGCGCGACGAAGCGATCGAGGCGGCCTTCTCCGGGCTCGCCCAGCAAGTCGCGGCAATTCAAGCAGCCTATGACGCAGCGGCGCAAGCGACCGCCGCCGCGAGCGCTGCCAACAACGCCGTCACGGCTGTCGAGGATTTGGCGACGACAGTTCAATCTACCGTCACTCAGATAGAGGACGGGACGTACAACTTCTCAAAGCTCACAGTCGGCGGACAGCAGTTCGGCAACGTCGGCGGCGAATTCGCGGCACTCGTATGATGATCTCCCGCACCTTCGATCTCACGCAGGTCTCGTTCTTCGCGCAGCATCCTACGGTGCTACCGGACATTCTTGATGACCTTGGCCTCCCCGCGAGCACCAGCCTCGATTTCACCGCCGCGGTCGCCAACCGCGAGAACGTCTTCCTTGTCAGCGAGCATGGCGGGTTCGGAGCGATCTGGTCCGCGCCGCGAACCTACGAGGTTCACACCTATATCCTGCCTGATGGCCGTGGGCCGTGGGCTTTCGAGTTCGCCCGGACCGCCCGCGACTGGATGGCGGATCATTTCAACGCCCGCCTTTGGACCTGTGTCCACCCTCGCGCGCGCCATGTGCGCCTCTTCACGCTCCGCTCCGGCTTCAAGCCAGCGGGGCAGCATTGGGTCGATCCGGGGCCGACCGGCAAGGGCCCCGTCCTCTACGACGTTTTCGATTGGAGTCCGTCATGCCCGTGCCAATCATAGCCGCTGGTATCTCGGCGGCCGCCACCGTGGCCGGCGGAGTTATCGCGGCGAACGCGACCAAGAGCGCGACGAAGACCGCCACTCAGGCCGCAACCTATGCCACCGATCAGAACAACGCGCTGGCGCGCGACATCTACGGTCAGAACAAGGAGATGCTCGGCGGCTATGCCAGCCGTGGCGATGCGGCGGGCAACGCGATCAACGCCCTGCTGCGCATCGGCAAGCCGCAACTGAGCGGCGGCGGTCCCGCCATCGCGCAGTTTCCCCAGCCCGCCAACACCAACGCCCCGGCTCCTGCGAATACCAATGCAGGCGCGTATTACGGCGGCGGGACGATCGCATATGGCGGCAACGAGATGGGCGGGGTTCCGGGTGGCGGCACGGCATGGACCCTAGGCGGGCAAGAGGCGGGCGCGCAGTTGCCGACCGGGCAGGTTCAGCAAGTCACCGGTGCAACCCCGGACCCCTCGGCTGATCCATACGAGGCGGCCTTCGCGAACTACCGCGACAGCACAGGCTATAATTTCCGCCTTGGCGAGGGCTACAAGGCGCTCAACTCTGGCTATGCTGCCAATGGGTTGCTGCGGTCCGGGGCGGCGGCGAAGGCGGCGCTCAAGCTCGGGCAGGACTATGGTTCGGGCGAGTTCAGCAACTATCTCGCGCAGCTCGCTCAGCAGCAAGGCGTCGGCCTGAGCGGCGCGAGCGCACTGGCAGGCGTCGGCACCAACTATGTCGCGAACGCGACCGCGAACAACAACGCGCTGGCCAGCGTCCAAGCCAATGCCGCGCTCGCCAGGGGACAGGCTAACAGCTCGATCTACGGTTCGGCGGCCAACGCGCTCGGGCAACTCGGTGGCGCATTCGTGTCGTCATACAAGCCGCCGGCTGCCGCTGCTCCGAAATCCACAAACATCCTCTGGGGGAAGGTAGGCTGATGCCCTTCGACATCAATTGGGACCTGACGCACCCCGTCGATATCGGCGGGCAAGCCGTGGCCGGATTCGATCGCGGGCAGGCGATTCGTGCTCAGTATGACACGCGCCGCGCGCTCTCCGATTTTCAGGCCAACCCTGACTCCTCGCGGCTCAATTCGCTGATGGCGCTGAACCCCGAACTGGCGATGCAGGCGGGTCGCTTCCAGCAGCAGCGCGACGAAGCCGCGCGCGCGGCGAGGTTCCGCGCGGCTCATTCGCGCTATGTGCTGGCCGGGGAGGCCGCGCAGGGCGCGCCTCGGGCCTCCCCGCTTGCCCCGCCCGTCCTGCAACCCGGCCCCGCGCAGCCGCTCGCGCCGCCGGGCTCACCGGTCAACATGATGGTCCCCGATGGGCTGGACATGCCCACGGCCCCACCCGGTGCCGCACCGTCGGCGCCAAGCGGCGGCCCTGCCGAAATTCCTGGGCTTGCCGAACAGACTGCCGCATTCCGCGAAATGGCGCTGGCCGATCCGGTGGCCGCCGAACAGGCGCGCCATGTCGCCTATGCCAACGTCGCCGACCACCTGAAGAGCGCCGACGATGCCTATGACTGGGCAATCGCGCGGCTCGCCAACGTCACCGACGAAGCAAGCTATCAGACGGTGCTGAGCGAGGCGCACCAGCGGTTCGCGCCCCTCGGCGTTGATCTCGGTGCGATGGTGCCGCCGCACTACCCCGGCCCCGAAGGGACGCAGCAATTGCTGATGTCGGCGTTGGGTGCGAAGGAGCAGCTCGGCGTGATGAACCAGCAAGTCCGGCTCGCTTGGGACATTCAGGACGATAAGCTCGACAATGTTCGCGCCGACCGCGAAGCTGCCAGCCGCGAAACCGATCGCACCGAGCGCCGCAAGATCACGATGCGCGGGCAGGACAAGGCGGATGCGCGAGCCCGCGAGCGCGCTGCGCGCGTCGGGCAGCGCCAGCCCCCCGCCGCCACGCCCTCGCGTGTCGTTGGCCGGATCATGGACAAATATGCCCGTGGCGAGGCGCTGACGCCGCAGGAACAAGAGATTCTCGACAATGGGACGACCACGGGCCGGCGGCGCCAGCCTATCGGTCGCGACGGTGGGGGCGGCGTGACCGCACCCCAGCCCCGAGCCGGGCCGGGCGCAAGCAAGGCCAATCCGGTGCGCGTCACCAGTCCCGTAGAGGCCGAGAAATTGCCGTCGGGCACCTGGTACACGGCCCCCGGCCTCGCTACGCCGCTTAGGAGATACTAGGTGGCGGAACAGGACGCCGCCAACTCCTACCTCGCGCTCGGGGAACCCGACCCCGATGGCGATAAGGCGAACCCGTATCTGGCGCTGGGCTCCCCCGATGGCGGGAGAAAGCCGCGCCCGAAGCGCGCGAAGACTGCTGGCGTTCAGCCCGAAAAAAAGCAGGCGGCAACCGTTCGCGGCTCGCTTGAGCCCACCGGGGAGGCGCATGACGGAGACACATATCGCACCCGAGGCGGTCCGAATGCGCGGCTGTTCGGCGTGGATGCTTTCGAGCTGGATCAGACCGGACGCAGGGCCGATGGCGCTGCCTATCCGCTCGGCGAGACCGCGCGAAACGCCTTCCTCCCGCTAGCCCAACCGGGTGCGACCGCTGCGCAGACTGGCGGCGCCTCCTATGGCCGTCCCGTCGTCACGCTCGACAATGGCGGGCGAGATGCTGGTCGCGAAATGGTGCGCTCGGGTTACGCGCTGCCGGAACCGAATTTCCTGGCCGCAATGCCCGATCGGCTGCGCGACTATGTCGGGGCGCAGCGCGACGCGATTGCCGGTGAGCGCGGCGCCTATAGCGGGCAATATCAGGATCCCCGCGCCTTTCGCGATGCGGGCGACGCCGCGCCATGGACGGGCAAGATCGAGATGCCGCCGGCTGATCGCGCCGAATGGCTCGCGATGGTGCGCGACCCGAAGACGACGGAGGCCGATGTCACGGCCTGGCTGCGCGCGCGCAATCACTCGGCGGACAATGTCGGCAATCTGCTCGACCTGTTCCGGCGCAATCATCAAGCGCAGCCGCGGCCCTATTTCCAGCAGAACGACGCGCTTGGTAAGCCAGTCGCCCCCGCGCAGCCGTTCTGGACGCGGCAAGGTGCCGCACTGTCTGAGGGCGTCGTCGATGTCGCCGGCATCCCTGGGGAAGGTGCCAAGGTCGGCGCGTTCGGCATTCCTGGCATGGCCGCATCGTCGCTGTTGAGCAACGTCCACACCGAATACGGAAAGGACGCGCAGGGCCGCGACGCGATCATCTTCCGCTGGCAGAAGCCGCGGCAGCCGAGCGGGCCGCTCCCCGAGCTGAGCGTCAAGGCGCGGCCCGCCGTCGGCAAGATGGCGCCGGATGAGGTCGGAGCCTTCGCCGACGATTCGAACCGGCCCAAGACCGGCATTCGCGCCACAGCCGAGCAATCCGCTGCAATCGAGCAAGCGCTTCGCGCTGGCGATCTTCAACTCGTGATGGCCCGGGCCCGCGAGTTCGGTATCCCCATCGATCCGGAGAGCGCGGCGCAGACGATCGCGGCGCTCAAGCGGCACCCCGGCGCCCCGTTCCCCAGCGGCGGTCCGCTCAACTACAGCCAATCCGACAATTTCGCTGAGACCGCCCATGGGGAGGCTGAAGCTGCCAATCAGGCCCCGCTCGGCGCCGAGGCGCTGCGCAGCTTCGCCCACACGGCCTTGAAAGCCGGACAGCTCGACGACAGCTACGCGCCTCAGAGCGACGCCGAGCGCTATTTGCAGGCTGTCGAGCGCACCTTGCCGAGCGCAGTTATCCCCGTCGCCGGTGAAGCCGCCATGGGCGCCAAGCTGACGCGCTCGCTACTCGCGATGAACGCGGGCGGGACCGTGGGCGCGGGCGTAGGCGGGCAGCTCGCGGCAGACTACGCGCCGGGCAATCAGCTCTTGTCGCTGGCCGCGCAATTCGCGGGGGGCGGGCTTGGTGTCGTGGGCGCTCGGCGCCTGACGCGGCCCGGAGCGCGCGCTGTGGAGGTTCCAGGCGCTGGCGAGGTCCCGCCCGCATCGCAGGCCATGGCACCGGAGCCTGCTCCCGCCGATGCGCCTCCCGGAACTGCGGCGGCACCGGCTGCGGCGGCTAGGCCCGCTGTCAGCGTGCAGCGCATCGACGGCCCGACGCTGCGCGCGAAAGCGGAGCAAAACGGCGAAGTCGATATGGGCCGCGCTGGAGATACGCTCCGTCAGGAAGCGGATGACGCGCTTGCCCGCGGTGATAGCGTCACCTTGCACATTGAAGGGAAGGAAGTTCCGATTACGGGCCCTGGGCTGACCGACGCGACCGGGCAGCGATGGGGGGCAATGCCGATCCTGGCGGACGAAAGTGGGGCGAACCGACTGGAAATCTCGGGGCGTCAGCCACGGGTCGCGGAGATGGCCGCTGAAACGGACACGCCCACGCTCGAAGGCCCGAGCGTGCCGCCTGAGCCGCGCCAGCCCGACGTGATCGATGTCAACAACCGTCCCACGCCGCTGCTCGACCCTGCGACGGATATGCAGCGCCGCGCCGCTGCCGCGCGCGTAATCCCCGAAGACCTATTGCCGATCCCTGCCGGGGAGGTGGCAGGCATGGACGAGGCGGCCGCGATCGACAAGGGACGATATCCCGCGGTCAAGGCGATCGACGAAAACAAGGTGCTGCATTCGCGGGGCTTCGCCGATCCCAAGGACGGCACCCGCACGGTTCGGACGCTCGGCCCGGTCGATCTGGTGCAATGGATTCGTACACAGGGCGGGATCAAGCCTCAGGACAGCTCGCTAGCGCGCATGGGTATCGACAACACCCCGCGCACCGGAATGGACTTCACGGGCAACGAAGGGCGCCTCGGCAAGCTGGTCGACCCGGAACACGGCATGTCCTATGACGAGGCGGCGATGCGGGCGCATGAGGCGGGGTATTTCCCTGACCATGTCGATCCGCCGACGATCTCCGAATTTCTCGACGCCCTCGGCGCAACGCATAGCGGCGGGAACCGGTCGTTCCTGCCCGAGGACTACCCCGAGATTGATGCGTTCAACGCGGCTCGGGCGCAGCGTATGGCGGTAGCCGGGGCCGATCAGGAAGGCGCGCCTCTGCATGAGGATCGCGGCCAGCCGGTCACGCTGGCGGATGTGGAGGCCAATGCGGCCCCGCCTCGCGCATATGAGGAATGGGGCGAGAACGCCCCGGACTTCGCGGGGAACATCCGGCTCGCCAAGCTCGACAGCCCTCAGAATATCAAGCGCGCGCTGGTGCAGATTGAGCGCACCCATGACGGTTTCGATGCAGCGCGTCGGGGGAGGATCACACACGCCGAAACCGCGATGCTTGCCGACGATCTCGGCATGACGCCGCAACAGCTACTTGCCCGCCGCAAGGGGCAGGCGCTCAATGCAGAGGAAGCTTTGGCTGCGCGGCAAATCCTCGCGAAGTCGGGCAACGAGCTGGTCAACATGGCTCGCCGGCTGTCGAAGAAGATCGACGCGGGAGACGCCTCCGATGCGGATATGGTCGATTTCCGATCAGCGGTCGTTCGGCACGCGGCCATTCAGGAGCAGGTTGCGGGCGCGACCGCCGAGGCGGGCCGGGCGCTGTCGCAATTCCGAATGACGGCGAGCAGCCGCGCCGTGCGGGGCGACGTGCTGAAGAGCCTGATCGAGAACGCTGGTGGGCCGGAAGGCGTCAAGCGCGCGACCGATATCATTATCGACAACGCGAGCAACCCGAAGGCTCTGAACCGCACCGCCAAGTTGCTGGCGAAGCCCGGCATCAAGGACAAGCTTCTCGCCCTCTGGTACTTCAACCTGTTGTCGGGGCCGCGGACGCATATCGTCAACATGACGAGCAACGCGCTGACTGCGCTGGGCCAGGTACCGGAGAATTTCACGGCGGCCGCGCTCGGCGGCGCTCGCCAAGGCATCGCCGGCCTGAGGGGCAAGGCGGGCGAGCTGGATCGCATGGCGTTCTCTGAAGCTGGCGGGCGCATCACGGGCATGATCATCGGGGCCCGCGATGGTCTTCGCGAAGCGCGCAGGATTATCGGGGGTGCCGAGCCTGCTGATCCACTGACGAAGGTAGAGGCCTCACGCCTGCCTGCGTTCAACGGGGTATTCGGCAAGATCGTGGATATGCCGTCGCGGGCGCTCAACGCGGAGGATGCCTTTTTCAAGGGCATTGCGATGCGACAGGAAGTCGTCGGCCTGGCGATGCGCAAGGCGCGCATGGAAGGCCTGAAAGGCGACGCGGCGCGGGCGCGGGTGGACGAGCTGGTCGCGAACCCGGACGAGGATATGCTCAGGCG